CTAAGAGCAGATTCTTGGTTTTCGAGGATAACAGTGGTTACGGCCCGCTTATAAGAATCCTCAATCTGTGGTAGATCGGGATGCTCTAGGACTGGCGACCACTTTTCTTGTAGATGTTCTGTTTGAAACATTTGTTTCTCCTTTTATGTATTATTACATCTATTTATGATTTAATAAATTTATTAGCGCCCGTTAATACGAGTTTCGACACGACCAATTGCAGACGAATATGCCCTCATTGCATCACTCGTATCAATGTCCTGTGCGGCGCTACCATGATTTTCATAATCAATTTCATAAGTCTCTTCTGCCAAATAATTAGTCTTAGGGAAATAGCTTTCCTTTAAGGTATCCAACTTGTGACGGAAACTGTCTTCATCGCCAAAATCAACATCTTCCGTAAGTGACTTAAACTTCTCAAATTCTGTGTCAGCCAAATCAGAGGAAACCTCTAGAATGACTTGTTCCCGAACCAATTCGGAGTTAACTGAATTCATTTGAATATTAGCTTCCATAATTGAATTCAACTGCTCTTCTAGTTCAGAGATTCTATCAGATTGTGCTTCCAGAATGTCATATCTTTCATCTGGAACATCAATGTAATGATCTTCAAATAGCTGTTTCAAACCAGAAATAAAGTCTTCAGCAATCTCACCTTTTAGGCCTCTTTCGATTGCTAATTCATTTTCCTGCATCCATTCCTCAACAACATAGTCGAGGTATTGATCTACTTTTTCGGCGAGCGTTGTTTTGTACTCGTCAACTTCTTCAGCAATAGCATATTGCGCTTCTTCCATAATCCTTGATACTTCTTCACGAGTTTTAGACTTAACCGCAGCCTCAAAGATCACTGCAGCTTTTTCTTTAAATTCTTCTGAAAGGTCTTCACCTTCCATCAATGCTTCTACATCAGCAGTAATGTCGATGTTTTGAATATGCATTTCTACAACTTCATCCATCTCATCATCATCATAATATTCGACTGCCTCATCTTCCTCAAGATCAGCAATAAGACCAAACAAATCCTCATCATCCATTTCTTCCATTTCAGCAAGGGAAGATTCCATAGTGGATTGAAGATGATTTAGTAAATCTTCTCTTGAAATATCTTCTTCTTTCATCTTCTGAATTTTTTGCATTTTATCTTGGCCTGGAGGTGTAACACCAGTTCCTTTATTTGAGCTATTTACGGATGCATTTGGGTCCATAAGTTTTTTCATTTTTTCTGCGCTGAGTCCCGCTCCACCCGGCAACTTTGCCGCTTTTTTACTATCGCCTTCATCAGGCAATTCAGCATCGGCATCAACATGAGCCGGTCCAGTATCATTAACATTGTCAAGAGGATCATTAATATCATCATCTTGTTTCATTGGTTCTGCTTTGAGTCCTGCTCCGCCAGGCAATGACGCTTTTTCTTCTAGTTCCGCCATAACCTCTGCTTCTAGTTCCTCAATCGTCTGATCTAATTCGGACATAGGAAGTCTCCTTTTTATTAAATATATTTATAAATTATAATTTCTTTAGAAATTTAGCAAACTCCAATGCCTCTACATTAGATTGCCTGTGACGTTCTTTAACATCAAATTTTTCTTTTAACTTAGCAACATGCGCTTCAATTAATGACCCATTGTCCCAAACCCATTCTTTTCCTTCCATAATACCTTGAACGAAAGCATTTGGAGCGGAAGGGTCTGCAACAATATCGGCCGCTGCTGCGAGATAAAAATCACTATTCACATACTTGGCACCGTTCTTTTCGGTCAAGCTTCCCATGCCTCTAGATGACACACCTAATTTACAACCCTCATCCATCAGATTTCTGACAATTTTTCCCATAGGTGTATCTAATATTCTTGCTTCACCCATAATATTTGCTCCATCTGGATATAATGATGTTACTATGTGTGAAACTCTTTCGAGATTTACAGTGGGCCCGTCTGGATGACCTAATTCACCAAACGCCCGCTTCTCATTTACAAACTTTTTATTATACTTTGAAACTTCATTTTCTAGGATTTCCATGGGGTAGATACGACCGTTACGGTTTTTAATATCGCCCTGCATAAAAACACCTTCAATTTTATAGGTCTTTTTACCATTCTCTTTTTCTTCAGTAACAAACTCTACATTAACAATAGATTCTGAAATTAATTTTACATTACTCATGGTCCTGCATGTCCTTGTACAATTTCTTCAACGTAAACAGCACAATCACTACTAGCAGTTTCATTGATTACTGAAATACGAAATTCAGTTTCGGCTCTATCATATAAAAGAAGTCCAGGCCCTGTCAAGTTTTCAGTCCCTTCTTCTAACACTATTGCATTAGCATTTGTATCATCTTCATTATTTTGTGCGACAGGAACTCCAGAAGCAAATCGTAGTGCCCTGTTTCCATCAGGAATTACTGTTGTTGTAGTTCCTGCTTTTAAATAAAATCCATTAGAAGAAGATGCTACAGGATAATCATCTGAAATAAGAAAGAGGGCATCTTGACCGCCAAACTCTGTTACTCTGTATGAAGCAGCCGGTGACAATTTGCCAATAACGGCATGATGTGCAGCATCATCGGCTGTCTGTGCAGCGGTGACTGTTCCAGCAACTCTTAATGATTTAAATGACATATCCTACTCCTATATCGCTAACATTTCTTTTTCAAAGTATCCCATAAGTTCTCTTTCAGTGACTCCGAACTTTACTGATACTTCTCTTATAGTTTTCTCAAAAGTATTTAGGAAATTTGAAGGTTTAGCATCCATAATTTTGAAGAGAGAATCAACAGCATTCCGCATTTTAGGAGACAATTTCTTGTATTCCTTTGATGCTTTGTGTTCATTTTTCTCAAAAACTGTGGTTTGATAAACTTCATGAATACTTTTCATTTTAATCTTGGGATGTATCATAACCACCGCCGGTGTCCTGATAACCACTTTTCATTTTTTTGGCAATTTTAGCAGTTTTTTTAGGGTCTTTTGCACCTTTCCCTAACCTCTTTATATCGTCTTTGGCAAGTCTATCTTCCATACCACGTTGGAGTTGTTGTGTCATGGTTGGGTTTTTTATTGAAGGCCTGTCAAATTGTTTTATAGCCTTAGGATTGACTGGTCCATCTGATTTTTTCTTTTTAGGTGCTGAAGCACCAGAATCCAGTTCGTCTGAACCCTTGGGCTGGCCAGCAGTTCGATTAACTGCGCTTCCACCCTCTCTTCCAGTAACAGCCCTTCGATTATCTTCTCTGTCTCTTCTGGCCTGATCAGCAACCTTATCTCTTTCATTTCTCCCACTTCCGGCATCAAGTTCAGAGCCTTGGCCAGCACGCCGAACTTTGACTTGCATCTTTTCATTAACAAGTTCATTTGCTAATTCCTGCCGCCTATTCTCTAAAGAAGCACCAACCTTATCAGACAAGGCACTAGAAAAGTGTGACTCAGCTTCTAGGTTCTCTCCATTTTCAATACTATCTATGAAATCTCTTGAATTACTCATTTTTTAAACCTCTTGTTCCGGTTGTTGCTCTTGAGGTATTTCCTCTTGAGGTGGTTGGGGATTATATGTAGAACTGTCATCTGGTGAACCCACTTCGCCAACCTTACCTTGGGCAGTATCATCTCTTCTAATACCACCGTGATTGTCTGGTAAATTTATGCCGCCATCTTCTGGATCAATATTTGCTTCTTTATTTATATCCTTCTGCATTTGTTCAATTTCAGTATCAGTCAACCGTAGAACATTCTTTTGCACCCATTCTTTACTAAAGAAAGTTCCAACATATGCTTCTATTTGATTCAAAGTATTAATTCTATCATTAAGAAGTTCCGCATCTTTAAGTTCAGAAAAATGACCATCTGCTAAGAAATCATACTGAATATGCTCTTGCATATCTGGCCAATCGTCAGGGGAAATAATTCCTTTTAATAAAAGTTGCGTCTTTAGAACATCAGTAAATAACGGTACGAATTTCTTACGAATTCTCTGTACAAACTTAGTAAATTTGAGTTCATCTCTTGTAATTTCAGTAGAACGACCAAGTGTGAATTGAGCTTCTGCTTCCAAACGAGAAATAGGAACATTCAATGACCTAAACAGTTTTCTTTGAAAATACACAATATCATCAATCTCACCAAGGTTTGATCCACCTGGCAGTGATGTAATCTCTGTGCCTCTACCGCCTTCTCGCCGTGGGAGCCAGAAATCTTCCAACATACTCATGTGATTTCTATCG